GGTTAACGAGGTTGATAACTATCTCACACCGCTTTTGCAGGATTATGGGATGGGGCTCCTTAGGATGCGTGACGGGGGCGAGGTCAACAAGCACGACGCCTTCATCGCAAAGCATCAAGCCGGCGGGGAAGCTAAATCGGATGAGCCGCAGGTAACGGGAATAAGTCGCCTGATGGATTTCATAGCGCAGCGGCTTTCCCCAGAGTCGTTCCCGACGGCAGGGAGAACCTTGTTGGAGTCGGTGCAAGGCAAAAAGGACCCCATTACTGAATCATCGTTCACTAAGGATGAGCTAGAGGTGTTGCGTCGATTGACCAGCACGGACAAGGGCCGTGTTGGATATGAGGATTACTCACGACTCGCGGAGCAGTTGCGCCAAGAGGGGCAAGGTAGTTCGGACGCCACACCCAGTCTGTTTTCGCTGGGGTCGCCTGTGGGCAATGTTCGCAACACACTGGGACGGTTTACCTATACCCGTGATCCGCAAGGCAATGTGGTGGTCATAGACAAGTACGACTTTAACCCGCCTGTGTCTGGCCAGACACAGGAGTCGCGAACATCGGACTACGGGGTGTTTGGGCCCTACAATGTGATCCGTGAGTATGCAGGCCAAAAACTGCCGCCCGGTAAAGGACGAGATGTGCGCATCAATCTCGCCAACCCTGTTCCGCAGACCAACGGCTCAACCCGGAACAAACAGTAAGGAAGAACCATGCCCATCGACAAAGCCCTGAACCGAGCGCCCGCAGTGGACGTGATCCTCATGGAAGAAGGTCCGCCGACCGAGATTGAGGTAGTGCTCGACGAGGACGGTGGCGCGACAATCGAGATTGGGGAGTCGGAAGCCGCCGAGGTGGACTTCTATGCCAACTTAGCGGAGGTCATTGAGCCGGACGAGTTGTCTCGGATCGCAATCGAAGTCTCGGCGATGTTTGAGGCAGACAAGTCTTCCCGGTCGGACTGGGAACAGATGTATGCCAAGGGCATGGATTTGTTGGGCTTGAAGATGGAAGAGCGAACCAAGCCTTTCCGTGGCGCGTCGGGCGCGACGCACCCGATGCTGATGGAGGCGGTGGTGCAGTTCCAGGCGCAGGCGTTCAAGGAGTTGATGCCTGCGGGAGGTCCTGTTCGAAGCCAGATCATAGGCAAGGAGACGGTAGACAAGTACCAGCAGGCGGGACGCGTGCAGGACTTTATGAACTACCAGATCACGACCGTGATGAAGGAGTACACGCCGGAGTTCGATCAGCTCCTGTTCTACACGGGGTACGGTGGTTCGGCGTTCAAGAAGGTGTACTACGATTTTCAGCTAAAGCGCATGGTGAGTAAGTTGTGCTTGGCGGACGATGTGTACATCCCGTACAGCGGTTCGAGTGTCATGTCGCAGTGCCCACGGATCACGCACCGGATCGCGATGGACGGCAACGAGTTCCGTAAGCGCGTGTTGGAGGGGGAGTACCGGGACATCCACGTGGAAGAGGAGCCGGGTCCCACTGATGCGAACCAGATCCGTGAGGCGGTAGACAAGGTCACTGGCTTTCAGCCCTCGGACAATGCAAACGAGGTCTTCTTGCTCGAGATGCAGGTGGACTTAGACATCCGTGGGTTTGAGGACCGAGGCGAGGACGGGGAGCCAACGGGCATCAAACTGCCGTATGTGGTGACCTTGGCTGAGGACAGCCTGAAAGTCCTTGGGATACGGCGCAATTGGAAGGAGTCGGACGAGCAGAAGAACCGTCGGAACTACTTTGTTCATTACCTGTTGATCGAGGGCCTTGGCGCGTATGGCTTGGGCTTTGTGCATTTGATCGGTGGGCTCTCGAAAGCGTCAACGAGTGCGCTGCGCCAGCTGATTGATGCGGGGACCTTGGCCAATTTGCCGGCCGGATTCAAGGCCCGTGGCGCGCGGATCGCGGACGATTCGGACCCAATCCAGCCTGGGGAGTGGCGAGACATCGATGCAGGGGGCGCGGAACTGAGCTCGTCTCTCTTGCCGCTGCCTTACAAGGAGCCGAGTCAAGTTTTGTTCACACTTTTAGGCTTCTTGGTGGACGCGGGCAAGCGGTTATCAAGCACAGCGGACATGCAGGTGGGGGACGGAAACCAGTATGCGCAGGTAGGGACGACCTTGGCGCTGTTGGAGCGGGGCTCGATGGTGATGTCGAGCATTCACAAGCGCCTGCATTACGCGCAAACGCTCGAGTTTCAGCTGCTGTTTGAAGGTTTTGGTCAGTATTTGCCGGATCAGTACCCGTATGACGTGCCGGGCGCGAGCCGAATGATTAAGCGGAAGGACTTTAGCAACTCGATTTCAGTCCTTCCGGTGTCGGACCCCAACATTTTCTCGACTGCGCAGCGGATTCAGCTTGCGCAGATGCAGTTGCAGCTTGCGCAGAGCGCTCCAAACATGCACAACATGTACGAGGCGTACTACCGGGTGTATGCGTCGTTGAATGTGCGGGACATTGACGGGCTACTTTTGCCGCAAAACACGCAGATTCCTCGGGATCCGGCGTCCGAGAACGCGGAAGTGTTGAATGGGATGCAGTTAAAGGCGTTTGCGGGGCAGCAACACGATGCGCACATCGCTGCGCACCTCTTAATGGGCATGTCTCCGATGCTCCAATCGGTTCCATCAGCGGGAATGATGCTTCAAAAACACGTTTTAGATCATATTCGGCTGAAGGCAGAAGAGGATGTGGAGGCAGAACTGTTTAAAGCGTATGGAACTGACCCAGATCGGATGATTTCTGACCTTCAAAGGGAGGGAATGGTCGCGATGAAGGTTGCGATCTTCATGCAGGAGACGAAAGACCTGCAATCAAAGCTGTCTGGGACGGGGCAACAGCAGGAAGACCCGTTGGTCGCGCTGAAAAAGCAGGAGTTGGAGCAGCGGGCCGCGTATGATCAAGCCCGAATTCAGGCAGAGAACCGGAAAATTGAGTTGGATGCGCAGAAAGCGCAGGCAACGGAGCAATTTAACCGTGATCGCTTGCAATCGCAGCAAAACATTGCGATGCTACGCGCTACACAGCCTCGTGGAGGGCGAAATGCCGCTTAAACGTGGGTCAAGTCAAAAGACAATCAGCACGAATATCGGTGAAATGGTGCGGTCGTACAAGGAAAAGGGCAGTATCGGGACGAGTAAGCCGAAAAACGTAGCGGCGGCGGCCAAACAGGCGGCGGCCATTGCGTATGGGAAGGCGGGAAAGGCCCGGGGGATGAAACAAGGCGGCGGGGTGCAGGGTCCGTCGATGATTGTGAAAAAGAAGGACGGGAATCGACCGGTAAAGATCTACTGACCCGATTTGATCAGCCTCAGGCGGGGCCTTATACCGCCTGCATTTCATGGAATTGACCATGCTTGAGTTTGCAGAAGACGTTCTGAAAGAAATCAGAAAGCTCAGACAGCAGTCGGAGGCGATTGTGCTGAATGGCACGATTACTGACATGGAGCGCTATCGATTCATGATGGGGCGCCTTGAAGGCTTGAGATTGGTCGAAGAAACCGTGAAGGAGATGTTGTCCGCACGGTCTGAAGATGATTTTTAGCCCGAAAGGAGATGGCATGTTGACAGCACTTGAGCAGAAATGGCAGGACGAAGCGCAGGCAAAGGGGCCTCAGCTTGAGGACGCCTATACCGACGACGGGTTTGACCCGGATAAGCTCGATAAGACGGTGGTGGATCGCCTGCCTATTCCAACGGGTTGGCGAATTGCTGTATTGCCTTTTCGAGGTGCGGAAAAGACTAAGGGTGGGATTGTGTTGGCTGAGGAAACTCAGCGGCGCGCGCAACTTGGCACGGTTTGCGGGTACGTATTGCGGGTAGGGGACTTGGCGTACAAGGATGAGACCAAGTTTCCTGCGGGCCCGTGGTGCGTGGAAGGTGACTGGATCATCTTCGGCCGGTATGCGGGCGCGCGTATCCCAATTGATGGCGGCGAGATTCGGATTCTGAATGACGATGAGGTCATTGGCCGGGTCAACCACCCTGACGACATTCTGCACATGTAAGGAGAGAGCGATGAACGGTGAACAATTGGAATTTCAGATCGGTGAAGACGAGCAGCCTGCTACGGTGCAGCTCAATGGCGACGGGCAGGCGACGTTAGTTGAAGAGCGGCCGCAGGCACAGGCTACGCAGGCAACGCAGCCCGCCACTGCGCAGGAAGATGCTGGTGAACTGGATCAGTACAGTGAGAATGTGCGAAAGCGCATTGATAAACTGACCGCACGGCTGCGGGAAACTCAGAGACGGGAAGAGGCGGCGCTTGCATATGCGCGGGGCGTGCAGCAGCAGGCAACGCTCTTGCAGCAGCAGGCGCTAGAGGCGAATCAACACCGTTGGGGTGAGGCCAAGTCGCGAATTGAGACGCAGGCGATTGCGCTCAAGCAGATCATCAAGAAAGCGCGGGAAGAAGGCGACATTGATACGGAAACTGAGGCGCAGGAGCGGCTCGCTTCGCTTGTCCATGATCAGCGTCAGGTAGAAGCGGCGGAAGCGCACCGTGCGGTGCAGGCGCAGCAGTTTCAGCAGCAGGCGCAACAGGTTTATCAGCAGCCGGTGTATCAGCAGCCGCAGCAAGCAGCGCGAGTTGATCCAAAAGCGGAGACCTGGGCGGAAAAGAATCCTTGGTTTGGGAAAGACACGGTACTCACGCATGCCGCGTGGGGGATTCATCGTCAACTTATTTCGATGGAGGGGTTTGACCCGCAATCGGATGAGTATTATGATGAATTAGATCGCCGGATGAAGGATGCCTTTCCCCAAAGGTTTAAGCAGCCGGAACAGGAATATAACAGGCCCACGAGAAACGTGCAGACAGTGGCGCCTGCCTCCCGATCCTCGGGAATCAATGCTTCTGCACGCCGCAAGGTGCACCTGTCGCCAAGTCAGGTTGCGATTGCCAAGAAATTAGGCGTTCCGCTTGAGGAATACGCCAAGTATGTGAAGGAATAAGTCATGGTCGATGCCACTAAAGTACCAAGCCTTTCCCGCACTTCTCACGAGGCCGAATCTCGTGCGAAAACTGCGCGTCGTCGTCCGTGGGTTCAGCCTTCTCGTTTGGACGCGCCTCCTGCGCCTCCAGGATATAAACATCGTTGGATTCGGGCACAGACGAATAACCAGGATGATCGGATCAACGTCTCTGGCAAGCTCCGCGAGGGGTATGAGCTGGTGCGGGGAGACGAGTACCCTGATTACCAAGTGCCTACGATAGAAGATGGCCGACATGCCGGTGTAATCGGCGTGGGAGGTCTGCTTCTTGCGCGTATTCCTGAAGAGACGGTAGTAGAGCGCAACACGTATTACCAAAATCGGGCAGCCGACCAGCTTCAAGCTGCGGATAATGAGCTGATGAAGTCCAATGCACATGATTCCATGCGCATTGAGAAGCCCAGCCGCAGATCGCAAGTTTCATTTGGTGGCCCAAAAAGTTAGTCCCATCTTCAAAGGAATGACAAATGGCTAATGTTGACAAAGCCTTTGGTCTTCGCGCCCTTGGAAATCTGTCAGCAACCGGTGCCCAAAAGCAGTACGGGTACGAGATTGCCGACAACCAAGCGGGCGCGATCTTCCAAGGCGACCTCGTGACCGTCTATGACGGATACCTCGTTAAGTTCCTGCCCGCCACGCACACGGCTGCGGTAGGGGTGTTTAATGGTTGCAACTACATCGATCCGACCACTGGCAAACCGACGTGGAAGAACTTCTACCCCGGTTCGATTAACATCACGCAGGGCAAGATCCTTGCTGATGTGATTGATGATCCCAGCCAGCTGTTCATCATTCAGGTAGATGAGTCGGTAGCCCAAGCCGACATCGGCAAGAACGCTGATGTGGTTGGCACGGGCGGCAGCACGACTACGGGCGTTTCGACGATGGAGTTGGATTCGTCCACCATCGCCAAGACGGCTGCGCTCAACCTGAAGATCGTCGGCCTGTGGGATGTTCCGGGTAACACCTTTGGAACGAACGCAGTTGTCGTGGTCAAGATCAATGAACACCTGTACGGCAGTGCTGGTGTTGCCGGACAAGGAGCTTAATCATGGCAATTTCACGTGCACAGCTGGTCAAAGAGCTTGAGCCTGGACTCAATGCTCTGTTTGGCCTCGAGTACAAGAACTACGAGAATGAGCACACCGAGATCTATGCGGTCGAGAGCTCTGACCGTGCGTTCGAGGAAGAGGTGATGGAATCGGGCTTTGGCGAGGCCCCGGTCAAGTATGAAGGTGCTGGCGTTGCTTACGACCAAGCGCAAGAGGTCTATACCGCTCGCTATACGCACGAGACTATTGCTTTGGCGTTTTCGTTGACCGAGGAAGCGGTTGAAGACAACCTGTACGACCGACTTTCCGCGCGCTACACCAAGGCCCTGGCTCGCTCCATGGCTCAGACCAAGCAGATCA